TGCTGCAGCAGCCAGCTCCACCAGTTCGCCTTCCACGGTCTGCAGTTCCCTGCGCTCCGTCGGTGCAAATACATGGCCGCATTCAGCGCACACGCGGGCGGTGCTGAGGCTGGTGGCGAAGCATCTTGGGCAGACCTTGCAGCTAAGAGATTGCTCGCGCTGTTGCTTGCGGCGGCCGTCCAGGCTCCACTCATGCACCTGCAGCGGATGGCCAAGCCTGCCGCAGTTGCCGACGTGATCAAGGATGATCAGATCACGCTTGCCCGTTGCGATCCGCAAACCGCGACCATTGCCCTGCAGCCATGCCGTTAGTGATTGCGTCGGCCTAAGCCAAATCACCACATCAATCTCAGGCACATCAACGCCAGCAATCCACAACTGCGCGCACGCCACCAGGTCAAGTCGCCCAGCGCGTAATCCAGCAACAGCTTCACGGCGTTCGCGGTCATCACTGCCGCCATGTACCGCAACAGCGCGATAGCCAGCGCGGCGCCATTGATCAGCGACCGCTTGTGCATGGGCCACAGTGGTGCAAAACGCAACACCACGGCGGCCACGGCACAACTTGCGCCAGTGGCTCAGCGCATCACCAACAACAGCCGGCTTGCTCATCATTTCACCGGCTTGCCCTTGATCGAAATCACCGCCACGGCTGCGCAGTCCGGTTAGGTCAACGCCAGGTGGTGCATAGACACGCACTGGCGCCAGCAGTCCTTCCTTGATCAGTTCAGCCGTCGAGCATGTCGGCACCAAGCGGTCGAACACCTCGCCGAGTCCACGCCCATCGAGCCGTTGGGCTGTTCCGGTGAGTCCCAGCAGCAGCGGCCGGCCAGCGGCAGCGATCACTTTTTTGTAGCTATCAGCTACAGCTAGATGGCATTCGTCGATGATGATCAAATCCGGCCGCGGCAATCGTGGCCGCCGCACTGCTGTTGCAACACCAACCACCTGCACTGGCCTTGAATAGTCCACGCGCATACCAGCGCGGATGTGGCCATGCAGGATCCCAGCATGGCGCAGGCGTGCGCTGGTATCTTCCAGGATCTCCTTCAGGTGCGCCAGAAACCACACGCTACGGCCGCGTGCAGTGCTGCTGCGGACGATTTCGGCGGCCGTCGCGGTTTTACCGAAACCCGTTGGTGCCACAAGGATCGGCGCGCGCGCGCCGCTTTGATATGCAGCGCGCAGGTCTTCAACCGCCTTGAGTTGGCGGGGGCGGAGTTGGATGGTCATAACGGCAGCTCTAGTTGTGTGTGGTTTGGCAATTGACCGTGCTTAGCAATATGAGCAAGACGCATAACACGCTGCTGGCGCTCGTATGCGGGGCGCGCAAAACCAAGTTGATACAAATGCAGATCGTTTTGCAGTAGCGCAATGGCAACTGCACGCCATGATGGCGCGCGGCCAGATGCTGCGACCTTATGTGGCACCTCCTGTGGTATTCCGTCCGAATAGCAGCGGTGCTGCCACGTTTTGGCGTATTCCGAGACTCGCTCTGTAGCGCATCTCCCAGGATTGAATGGCTCGATCTGCTTGGCGGTTCGCCAAAATCCTTTGTTCATTGGTCAGTAGTCCCCATGCTTGTCGCGTGATGTCTTCTGGGCAGCGCAGCGCTAGAGCGCAAGCGGCATGGCCTATCCATGCCTTTCTGTTGAGGTTGTAGTCCGTCAGTGCATTGATGCAGCTGTTTGGCCACTCTTGCGTGACTCGCTGCATGTATCGCCCATAAAGGCGGTGGTTGCCGGTGAAAACGACCGCTCGCTGCAGGAAGAGGCGCCGATCAGCAACCTCTCCCCACATGTTGAAACGGATCTCTTCCCAGGTATCAACTGGCAACCAAATCCTCTTCAGCTTCACTAGCAAGATCCTCGGACACATTGTCAATCTGATCCACGTCCCATGCTTTGCTGAAATCCTTGCCAAGGAACAGTGAAGCCAACCCGGTTACCTGCTTAAGGCGCAGCAGCTCATCTGGGCTCATGCCGATGTGTTTGCAAATCCATGCATCGCCTTTGCCCATTTCAATCAGCTCGGCGACGATCACGCTCATCAGTTCAATGTTGTGCGATCCACGGGCGCGGTTGTGGCGAATGGTTGACGCCATGCGGTCGTGCAATTCCTTGCGGAGCACTACCACGGGCAGTCGCCCACCTTCGCGCTCACGGATGCGTTCACTGTTTTTCAGCGTGAGGTAGCGGTGGAAACCGTCAACAACCACATATAGGTCGCGTTCTGCGTCATGCACCACAACGACAGGCTGCGTGTAGCCATCTTCCCAGATTGATGTTTCCAGCAACGCCATTTCAGGCGGCGCAACAGAGTTGGGGTTGTAATCGTTGGCGGTAACTTTCTCAATAGGAACGCTGCGGACAGAGTAGACCGGGGACCGCCAAGGGTACGAATCATTCTCGTCATGCAGTTCATTCCCCTTGAGGGGTGGATTAAAAACACAGATCAGCGTGGTCGTTTCCAGTGCCTCAAACGTGTGGGCATCGTGGTTGTCCAGCACATAGGTCACATCAGGGCTAACGTCGGTGACCTCTTGCGTTGCCTCATTGATCAGCACGCCTTTGCCACTGATGCAGTAACAAGTCTCTAGGTGGTGCTGGTAGTGCCAGCGGTGCGGCTTGCCAGGGTGAATTACGGTTTTGGTCATGCTGTAGCCCATGCCGTCGTTTTCAACAACTAGGCGATGGCTTGTAAATCCACCGCGCGGGCATTGCACCACGCGGTCGGCTGGTAGTTGAGCGGCGTTTAGAATTTTCATTTGGCTGAGCGGTTGAGGACTTGGCTGTACTTGCGTTGAATGGACTTTTGCCGACGCTGTTGTTCTTGCGTTGGCGCTAGCCCGAGGTATTTGCAAGTGTGGTCATTTTTAAGAACAGTGATTGCAAATCGCTTCCATGATGTAACCATGCTGTTGTGGCACGGCAATTCATCAAGGTGGTCTGGTGGGACTTTGATCACAACACGACGAAGGTTGTTGCCGCCGTGGCGCGTTATACCATTGATATAGAAACGAATGCCAATACGTGCCAGTGCGTCAATAATGTGTTCTGGTAGGCCGCGCCCCACCCTGCCCCAATAACGGATGGATTGGATGAAGCGCTGCTTAAAATTTACGCTCGATTGATCGGGTAGTGTTGCCAGTAAAAACTTAACAAATGATTTCCAGGTGTGTCCTTTAGGCAAACGGAAGGACTTGTAATCAAGCTGCTTGCCATAAGTCGCCATGAAGTTAGCACCGCCTACGCGAGCGCAAAGCCTTGCCCAGATCTGTGGATCAATCACTCGGTACATTGCAAGGCTTGACTTGGATTCCGACATAAATGGTGACGCAACCCGCATCTTTTTGATGGGGATGCCAGCCATGTAAAACACGTCGTATAGTTTGTTGTAATCCCAGCCAAACTTAGCGTTTGCGGTCCAAATGTCTTCCGTGCGCCAATCGTAAATTGGATAACAGTTGTATGTGTGATCTGTATTCTTTTTAGTCCACATGCGCCCGTGCATGGTTTCCTTCTCTTGATTGAGAATGGCGCGGAAACGGTTGAGTGATTCAACCGTTCTGATGCCAATCAAATTAGCGCATGGCTCACCTTGGCTATACCACTCTGCAAACATATCCCAAAACGTGGCATAATCCATGTTTTCAATAAACAGGTCGCCAAAAGGGTGATTCTGGAAATTGACAATATAATCATCTGTCGGCATAGGCCGAATCCAGCGATGCCGATCGGCTTCACCCCAGCATTGCCAATCAATCTCGTAAGAGCTGACCGTGCAAGGCAGTGTGATTGGTAAACAACACCAGTAGATGTCAAGAATGTCGCGGTTAGCGCGAAGAATGCGGTGCATAAACTCTTCGCTGTGCGTATAGTTTGCCTCGTTATCCATGATCTGCACGCCAATCTTGCGATCAATGCCGCGAGATCGAACGTAATCAATGACAAGATTCAGCAGCACGCCGCTATCCTTGCCTCCAGAAAATGAAACATAAATGCGCTTGAAATTGGCAAAGATAAAATCTAGCCTTTGGATTGCGGCTGAATGCACATCAGTCTCTAAGTAATACTTGCTCATGTTTGGTTTGGCAAAAATTCTTTGGTTACATCTTCAACAGCCAGCAGCTCGCAGCCTTGGTAGGACTTAGCAAAGCCGGCGCGCAGTTCATCTTCATTATTGAACTGCGCTGTATTGATCGTGCATTGTCCCCACGGGCGCATGTATGTGATGCGATAGATAGGCTTCATCAAACCTCCACGCAATCATCGGAGTCACCTTCAGTCCAGATCACACGCGGTTCACCGTCTGGGCTATCCGCCGCCTGGCGTACTACAGCAACCGGCGTGGGCTTGCTGCATTGGTCCAGT